CTGTATTCCATCCAAGAGCAATATTTCTGTAAGCAGTAGTAATATTACCAAAAGCAGAATTGTCACCTAAACCTAAGTTACTTTTAGAATCTGCAAACCCATCTGAAAGCCCATTAATACTTGTTGCACCGCCACCACCTCCAGAAGCATCAGCCCATTCAGTTGCTGTAGCTCCAGAGTTAACTGTGAGAACTTGACCTGCTGTTCCTAAAGAAGCTGGGATGTTTGTAGCTATATCTCGACCATCAACTGTGCCTGATACTGCTATGTTACCAGTTACGTCTAGTTTTTCAGTAGGGTTAGAGTTACCAATACCAACGTTGCCTGATGAAGTAATTCTCATTCTTTCACTACCAGTCAAAGTAATGTTATTAGCTGCTGTATAAAATAAAATGTTATTAACTGCATTAGCGGCACTTATACCACCACCGATACTAACGCTTCCACCTGTTACAGCTGATGAAGATGTCAACAGCATACCTGCAATAGGTTCTTCTACATTGGTATAATGAGAACCAACAATAGCACCGTATTTGGTTGTTTCATTGCTTTCTGTGTTGCTTATTCTAAATTGTGTTGTTAAACCCGAAGAAACAATGTTTAGTGCCGCACTAGGAGAAACTGTCCCAATACCCAAGTTCTCCGTACTCGAATCCCAGAAAAACGCTTGGCTTGACCCCGCCGAGTCGTAGAAGCTGATGTCGCCGTTAGCGTCAGCTCTCAGTCTCTGGGCTATATCCGTACCGTTGTAAGACTGTATCAGAGTCCTTCCATGAGATGTCCCATCTTGGGCTGTTATTGAAGTAGCACCATTAGACTGCTTGTAAAATGTTCTTTGGCTTGTACCGTCAAGATCTTGGATTACAAATTGGGGAATACCTGTATTAGCAATAGTCAACCCATCAGCCGTCACTGTACCATTTACGTCAACGCCTGTGGAATTAACTGTAAGACGTTCAGTATTACCATCAACTCTCATGCGTATTTTACCAGTAGAATCATTATCTATATAAAGATGTGAACCTGATTGTGTAATATTAGCTAAATGATTTCCATCAGTATCAGTAAACTTTAGATTAGGTGTTGTATCTGTAATGTTTACATCATTGGAAGTCACTGTGCCAGTTACGTCAAGGCCTCCTGTTAGTGTACCGCCTGTTAACGGTAAGAGGTTACTTGTATCAGCATCTGCACCATCAGCCCCTGCTGTACCTTGAACCCCTTGAATACCTTGAATACCTTGTGGGCCAGTATCTCCGGTGTCTCCTTTGACACCTTGTGGCCCAGCTACAGTTGAGTCAGCACCGTCACTTCCATCTGCCCCTGCTGGGCCCTGTGGTATTCCAAAAGAAAAAGACCCTGTACCATTTGTTGCTGTTACGGAGGCTGTTGCCGATGATCCTGTAGGTAAAGTGCTTACAGATACTGTTGCATCAGTTATTACATCTACAGCTTCAGCCGCATTCTTAGCTACAACAGCCGCATCCCTTGCAGTCTCAGCGTCTGTAGCACTTGATGCACTTTCTGATGCTTTAGTTGTGGCTGTTACCTCTGAAGCTGACGCACTAGAAGCACTGTTAGCCGCCGCTGTTGCACTGTTAGATGCTGAAGTTGCACTGTTAGATGCTGAAGTTGCGCTGGCTTCTGCGTTGGATACTGATGCGTCAATAGCATTAGATTGTTCGTTAGTTACTCCAGAGTTGTTGTAGAAACTGGTTTTTGATGCCATTTGAATTAATCCTCATAATAGTGTGTAGGTCGTACCACTTGGTTGACACCTGACTGCTCAGAACTGTTTGCGTGTTCTTGTATCTCAGCTAGGAAAGAACCAGACTTCTGGTCAAAGATTGCCCCACGTTCATCTAAGAAGTAATCAGCCGCATAAGACAATGCTGTGTATGTCAGTAAGTCAGATGCAATGTTGGTTAGCATGTTTGTGTCACTGTCTGATGTCAGTGGGTCTTGCTCTGCATAGTAGTTAAGGAACAAAGAGCCACTGCTAGGCATTGGATGTATCTTTATATTTCCTTGCTCACGACAAAAGAACCTTGGTGATCCTAGTTCACCAGTCTTCTGATACTGTACCATCTCGTGTAGCGGTATGCGTGTTAATGAGTTACCATCGTAATACAGTTCTATTACTTCAAGTAAATCCGAAGGCATAACCAAAGTTGCTACGCCCGATGCGGATGTTACATCATATGTATTTTGTTTCTCCATCGCTGGGACACGTAGCTGTCTTTGTATTCTAGTGATTGCTTGATCAATGAAGGTGTCAGCCAAAGCATTCGAACAGTCACTACGATTTAGAAGAGCAATAAAGTGTGCTCGGATTTCACCTTTGTTCATTGGTTATTACTTTCTTTTCTTGGCTGTCTTCGCCGCTTTCTTAAAAGCCTTGTCAGTAGGTGCGCCCTTTGCGCCCTTCTTTCTCATTGGCTTACCTGATGCTCTTTTCTTGTGGATGTTTGCGTATAGACCTACTTTTGCCATCTGTTAGACCCTCTTGTTGGTTGTGAGGAACATATCTAAGTCCTCATTCTTCAGTTTACGGACAATCTCTGATCCCTTTGCTTCCCAGATATTGAATCCTTCTCGCATCCACTTCTCGACAACAGCTGTCGGTATGGAGGCTACTCTCATCATCTCGCCTGTAGGCTTCGAACCACTATTGTTTCGAGCGTCTTTCAGATCATCAAGAAATGATTGTGAGATGTGCTGTGTGTGCTTTTGAAATAGGTCTCCGTGGTCACTCACGAAGTCTGTTTCAGTTTGTAATAATGTTGGCTGTGTTTTGTCAGTCATTTTGCTACCTTAGAATGTAAAAAGACCACCCATAGACAACAGTAAGGAGAGCAAAACCTGTGTGTCTGTGGGTGGCCTAGTTAAGACCTAGTGGTCTATTTCGAACTTATGATAAGCCAGTGATTTTCACTGAGTCACCAAAGTTGGTATGTTTACAAGAAACCTCACCCACGATGTGATGACGATCTGAGTCACCATTCTTCGCTAGAAGTGTTCTTGTGAATGGACGCAACGTACATGTTTTGAACATTGTTGGGTCTATTAGTAGTGCGTGAGTTGTCTTTAACTCTCGGTTCAATACTACTCTGTATTCGCCATATGGACTACATGGCATCTTCGCCTAAGTTCGTTAATCTTAGACCGCCTTTCGACTGCTAATGCTTTCACATTAGATGAGACTATATCACAACTACGGATTGTAGTTTCTTGCGCTTCCACTCACTTGAGTGTACTCCCTGTCGGGATAGTCGTTGCACCTTCCCCATAGTGGGGCTTGGCTCAGTATTACCTTATCTTTCGACTTAGGCTTCCACTGAATTCACAAGATTTAATGTACGCTAGTCACGTCAACGTACAGATCAATCGCATTGACCAATGTTTTGCCTTGTGAGATTTCACGATTACGACCAGATGCCGCTGAGAAACCAGCAACGATTTGTGCATCAGCTGGCTTGATCATGAATGTGTCAACATCAGAACCATTGTCGTATGCTGTCTGACCAGCTAACAATAGTTTTGCTTCTGTTAAAGCATCAGTTGCGTTTGAACCAGCGTCTACATCTGTAGAGATTTGGTTTAACAAAGAAGTCATCTTACGTGCTGTTGAAGCATTGCCAGCAACTGCGGCTTGCTCTACGCCAACCATTGCACGTTCATAGTCTTTCTTAATTTCCTTCAATTTCTTAGCTAATTGGTGTGCAGTTTCCTTTGCTCTACCATATGTAGCTACTGCATCAGCTGTTGCTGATACTTGGAAGGCTTTAGACATGATCTGAGTGTTGTTTGTACGCTCAGTTGCATCTGTCAATGTTGCCATTGATGCGTCGCTACCTTCCACTTGGGCGTTCACTGCTGAATCTGCTAATGAATCTTCAAGGAATGAGAAAGTTCTAGCTGATACTTTTTCGTCTTTGAACATCGCAATGCAGGGCGTAGCGAATGGTGAAATGTTGGAAATGATGTCTGAAACATCTTCCTTTTTTCCAACTTGGTTATAGGTTGTGTATGTACTCATTTAATTGTCCTCACAATTTTAGGATTAAGTTTGAAAAGATTTACTCTTCCCAGCGGCTCATGAGTGCGTCTGCAATATCATCTAAGTCTTTAGCACTACTCAGGCTGTCCATTTGCTTCTGTTGTTTAGCTTTCTGGATAGACTTTTTAGATGGTGGTGCTTTCTTGGAACTAAGAACCTTCTTGCCACTTTTCGACTTCTTGAGTTTGGCCTTGGCTTTCTTGCTGTTGGCGGACTCTTTTGACTGGTCGTAAAGTCTGGCTTTGTTAATCAGCATAATGACCTGTGGGTCTGTGTACTGATCGACTTGATCCTTGGGTAATCCCGATTTGACAGCATAGTCACGAATATCTGAATAGAGTTCGTTGCCCCAGTCAGGCAGTTGTTCTTGGAGAACCTTGACGC